ACTGTGCCAGAAGTTGAGTATGAGATATTTAAAGACAGTGATAATCCAAACAAAGATGGTGAACTTCCCATTGTCAATAAATATGGCATACCGCTTTCTGACGATTTTATGGCACTGGGGGACGTAGAAAGGGCGAAGTCTATGCAGTATGCGGTCAATAGCTCGTGGAATCTTGCACTAGATAGTGCAAAGATGTCATTGTTCCCACCAATCGTCATTAATCAGGATGCAGTAGTTAAATCTTCTATTAAGAGGCAGGCGGGGGCGAACTGGCTAGTACGAGGCAATGTGGATGGTGTGGTACGAGCTATAGACCTTAATCCAAAAGGCATGGAGACACATCAGGCAGTGTATAACCTTGCAAACGCAGCTATACAAAATCTTTTTGGGACCACAGACACAACCATTAAGGAGGGCACAGACTCAACGTTTGGTAAGACACCAGAAGCATTGAAGCAACAAGCAGCTCGCATGAACTCGCGGGATGCATGGGATAAGTTCTATGTTGATCTCTACATGACTCAGGTCAATAAGAAGTTTGTGAATATGATGGGTAACAAGCAATCAAGTGCGATACAGATTAGAATGTTTGAGCCTGAGTTAAGAAAGCTTGAAGCACAGTATCCCGATATTGCTGAGATGTATGACGAGCAGTCAGGTAAGCTCAAAATTAATAAGAGTAAGACAGGATCGGTTATTTACGACTACGAGTTTGTGTCGGGCTCCTCATTTGCCACAGATCAGCAGAACCAGATGGAGAACATGCAACAGGCGTTTGCATGGTTGTCTAACCCACAAATAGGGCCTTATGTAGAACAGAGACTCCAGAAGGAAGGTACGTCACTTAATATGACAAAACTCCTACAATCTATCCTCTCTAAGAACATGGATAATTGGGATGAGGTTTTAATTACTCAAGACACAGACTCACCAGGCGCACAGCAGGATCAGCAAGTACTCGCAGAGCATCAACAGGCATTCGAGCAGATGATCGGACAAATGACTGGTCAGGGACAAGATATGACGCAGATACCACCACAGCCACAGGAGGATGACGATCAGATAGTGATGCAGAACAATCAAAAAATGATGGACATGATGGCACAGATGGCTCAACAAGGTTAATAGTTCACTTTAGGTTATATGAAAGGAGCATTGAAGCCCACAAGCTATGACGATGTCAGGGCATTGTGGACGAAAAAGGAAGATAAGACAGGTATTGACGAGGAAGATCAGTTCTACTCAATCATGTACGATAGCGCAGGGTGGAGGCAGTTGAAAGCGCACATTGAAAATCTGAAGATAGGATTAGATAAGAGACTTGCAGAGTCAGTATTAAAAGGCTTGAGTGATATACAAATCAAGAATGATGCTATGTTTTCTGTCTTGGGCAAAGAACTCCTGGATTCGATCATACACAAAGTCGAAGATTCGGCCTTAGTAGTTCAGGAGATAAAAGATGGAAAACGAGAATGAGGAAATCATTGATGAGGTGAAAGACGAAGGTGAGGTGATGCGAAAAGAATATGAGTTTATACCATCAGGACTCTGTAAGTATAGGCAAAGAGGTCCATACCTTGTATGTACGAGTTGTGAACTTCAACATGCGACATGGATAGGGATGGACAAGATTATGGTAGGAGAGGATGAGAACGGCAAGCCGATTGTTAAGTCAAGGCTTGAACCTTTTGCAGGTGACTGTTAAGGGTTTAGGCGTATGGCTGGGCAACGCAAAGCTCTGTTTAATAATTCTAAAATCCACATGGATGAAGAAGCATTGGCGATAAACGCAAAAGCCGAGGAGAACGGCTTACTAGAGACGCCACCTAGTGAAACAAACGCACCAGAAGTTACAAGTGACGAGGTACAACCAGAGAAAACTGATCAATCTACCGAACCACAAGGGACAGAAGGTGAGAAGAAAGTGTCAGGCGCAGAGAAGCGCATTCACAAGTTAGTGGATGAACGAGATCAGGCCAGGCAGCAAGCGGAGAGTTTATCAGCAAAGCTCGCGGAATTGACGGCTACGGCACAGAGCCAGCCAGGGTATACCCCGACAAATCAACCACCCGTAGGTGAAAGCCAAGGGGAGCTAACGATTGACGACCTGCGCACCATCGCACGGCTTGAGGTAGAGAAAGAGCGCACTATCAATAGAATAAACCTAGAAGCTAGTGAAGCTCAAAGAGCGCATCCCGAACTTGATCCGAATAGCGACAAATTTGATCCTGACATTAACGAAGCGGTTACAACGGCAGTACATCTTGAGATTAGAAACAATCCATCATTGTCTGTAAAGACTCTGACTGAGAAGTACATGAAACCATACCGCAAAGTCGCTGAGAGAGCGATTGGTCAAGAGAAAGCCACGATCACTAGACAAGTGAGCGAGGAAGCATTAAGGCCAAGTTCTGTGAAGCCCGTTAACAAATCTTTTGCAGAGAAATCTATAGAAGAGATGGAAAAGGAGCTCACGATAGTACATTAAAAATTAGTTAGACAAATATGGCAGACCTAAACACAACCGCCACTTTGTCTCCTGAAGTAGCCACATACTACGAAAAGGTCTTTTTGAAAAGATCAGAATACGAGTTTGTGCTTGCAGAGGGTGGACAAAAGCGAACTCACTCAACCGGAGAAGGTAGGACTGTTAATTTCACGAGATACACACCTCTCACGATTAACACCACTCCTCTTGGGGAAGGTTCCAATCCTTCAATTAGCAATATCACGGCATCGACAATCTCGATGACACTCTCTGAATACGGCCAAACCGTACAAGTGTCAAAGTTCTTGTCACTCGTTGGTATTGACTCTGGTATGCGTGAAAAAATCCAGCTTGTCGGTCAACATATGGGTGAGTCCTTAAACAGACTCGTTCGTAATGAACTAGACAATGGTACTGCGTACTTTGCAAATGGTAAAAACACGAGCACATACGCAGCCTCAGATACGTTCTCAGCATCAATGGTGCGAGGGATCACACGAACTCTTGAACTCAATAATGCTCAGGCGTATGAGGATGGTTACTTCATGGGTAAGGCATGTCCACAATCGAAGTATCAACTTCTAGGTGATTCCACCTGGATCAATGCTAAAACCTATTCTGATGTAAAGGGTCTTTATAAAGGAGAGATGGGTGAACTCTATCAGGTTCGCTGGCTCTTGAATAAAGATGCAGCATCGGCAGTAGGAGCAGCTTCTGAAGCGTCAGTCATTGCAGCGTTCAATACGTATGTGCATGGCCGCGATGCTTTTGGAGTATTTGATCTCGAAGGTGACAAGCCAAGACTTTACATTCTCCCCAACATAGTGGACGGAAGTTCACCCGCAGGGCGAATCAGTAAAATCTCATGGGCAGGAAGTTATGCAACAAAGATTCTCAATTCAAATTGGATCGTTGTGGCAAAAACACCTACAACCTAAGAGTGATGATGAGGAGAGGGGCGGTTTATACCAAACCTCTCCTCATTACGAGGATTATTAGTTTTATTAGCATATGAGCACAGGAAGGGATCATGACATTGGACAATTAAGGCAAGATTATGATAGAGCAACGAGTGAATCTGCTCGTAGAGATATACGCGATACAGCAATGAAGATACAGAACGAGTCGGGAAAGGTTAACTCAATGCGCGAAGCACTCATTAGAGAGCATAGGAGTGGAAATGTTGAAAACATAAAGGACATTCACGACTACATAAAAAATAAAACAGAGTACAGATGACTATATCCGTAACAAGAGCGAGTACCGGTGAACAATCAACTCCTGAACCACAGACTAAGGGTGATGGAGTGAGTACACAGGATACTGACGTTGAACCACCATTCACCGAGTATGAAAAGATAAACAAGCATCCCTATATTGTGGATCATTTCAAGCTTGGAGACACGTGGAAGGATTCACTGGGTGGTTTCGACACTGAGGTACGCACCATAGAGGACTATTTCAAGGGCAAGATTGCAAGTGGCGAGATGAGAAATGATCTTGCATCTGTGAAGGATAAGTTGAAGGGGATATACAAGCTGTGTGGGATTGACCCAACAGAGCGCACGACCATGCAGGTGGAGAAGCTGTCAGCCTATATAGAGTTTCTAAAGAAGACAGATAATATTAAGTTAAAGCACATCAAATATGGTGGATCGAATTAGTGAGCAAACCATACTAGAAAAGGCATATATTCCAGAGACAAAGACCATAGCCACGACAAGCTATGGATTTGATGGAACCGATATGCAGGCTCTTCCTGCCTCCGCTATGGCTATGAAGGTTACTACTGTCGGAAATGTTACTTATATTGGCAAAGCAAAGACAGGAACAGCACAAGCTACAGCCAAATGGCAATGTCAAAAGATAGATAGCTCAGTTACCGATACAGTTGTTATAACATGGGCCGACGGAAACGCAGAGTTTGATAATATAGCAACTGATCTTACCAGTTTGTCTTATTCATAGTATGAAAAAAGGTGGATGTAGGAAATAACTTGTGATATATTACACTTTAGGTTTATTAGGATATGAATTACATATTAGGAGCGAGTGGCTTCTTAGGGAAGCATATAAGTCAGAGGGTACAGTGTGTTGCTATCCCGCATGGGGATATACCAACAACAAAACTACAGCCCTTTGACAACCTCTACTACCTTGCATCCTACGGCAACCTCATTCATCAAACTGATATTGCAGAGACCATAAAGGCTAATGTGCTCGATGTAGCACATATTATTGACCAAGCAGTTAAACATGATTTCAAATCGTTTATATTCATAAGTACCTCCTCTGTGAAGCTCAAAGTCCAAACCTCCTATTCAAGAGCTAAAAGAGCTACAGAGGAGATACTTCTGGCATATTTGGAACGATATAATAAGCCTATCTGCATAATACGCCCTTTTTCCATAACAGGAGTAGGAGAACAATCAGAACATCTCATCCCCAAACTTATCCGATCCTGTATGACAGGGGAATCTATGGACTTTGTAGGCGAGCCTACGCATGATTTTATAGACGTGGATGACATAGTTTCTGGGATACTCAACCTATCTGAACACTCAGCGAGGGGTATTTTTGAGCTAGGGAATGGTCTTTTATATACCAACGATCAAGTAAGAGAGATAGTAGAGAGAGTGACGGGTAAGAAGGCAAACATACATAGGGTTGAAAGCATGAGGAAATATGACAACCAATCATGGTCATCCACAAACTATAGAGCCCGAAGCTGGGGGTGGATGCCCAAGAAGTCATTAGAAGTTTCCATAAGAGAGATGTATGAATCCCTTAAAAAGACGAATACTTGATCTATCATTCAAGCACAAACTATCTCATATTGGGTCATGTTTATCTGCCGTCGATACGATAGATAAGATCTACTCGATTAAAAAGAATGATGAACCCTTTATCCTCTCGAATGGTCATGCGGGTCTTGCACTATATGTAGTGCTTGAGAAATACGAAGGACACAACGCTGAAGAGCTTATTGAGAAACATGGAGTACACCCCAATCGGGATATGGAGCATGGGATATGGTGCTCAACTGGCTCACTTGGTCATGGTCTTGCAATAGGAGTCGGGATGGCATTTGCAGATCGGAAGAGACTCGTACACATCGTAACCTCAGATGGCGAGTGTGCGGAAGGGTCAATATGGGAGGCACTAGCCATAGCCCGAAAATACCAGCTTGAAAACCTAAGAATTGCGATCATCGGGAATGGATACTCGGCATATGATGACGTGGATATAACAGATTTAGACAATAGGATTAACTCATTTTATCCATGCCTTATGGTGAGAACTAATATGTATGCCTATCCTGACTTCCTCCAGGGGTTGAACGCTCATTACGTTGTTATGAATGAAGAACAATATAAGGAGGCTATCAATGAATTTTAAAAAACTGATCTATAAGATCGCAAATAAAAATAAAGGCAGATCTGTTGAACAATGGGCTATCAGTAAAGGTCTTAACCCTAAAACATTGAGATTGGATTTGAGTGCAGAAGATCTAATGAGATTACCGATAAAGTATGTTACCCATAAACAACTATATGAACCTATGAAGGGCATATATTTTAACACCATCAATCACTATAGACACCTCATTCAAATAGAAGATCGGGAATGTGGTCATGATAACAAATTTAGATATGTACTCATATGAGACGCACTTTTTTCAAAGAACTACACAAGGCTATGACGCTCGATAACAATATTATTGTATTGACGGGAGATTTGGGCTTCGGTGGATTTGACCAAATACGCATAGACTATCCAAGTCGATTCTATAACTGCGGAGCAGCAGAGCAAGCGATGATGGATGTGGCGGTGGGGCTTGCCCTCTCAGGTAAGAAACCTTTTGTATATTCCATCACAAACTTCCTGCTATATAGACCGTTCGAAACCATAAGAACGTACATAAACGAGGAGAAGATACCAGTTGTCTTATGTGCGAGCGGACGAGGTAAAGACTACGCCCATGATGGCATCTCTCACCATTCAGAGGACGCTGAAAAGATACTCGATTGTCTCCCTAATATCGAGCAACACTGGCCTGAGAGTAAAGATGAAATACCAGAGCTTATGCAAAAACTCGTTGGCGCTACAACACCACAATTTATAAGTTTAAAACGCTAATCTATGGCACTTAAAGCATTGTTTTATCCTGATGTACCGTTTGACAGTCTATTTATTCCCTACATCTATAAAGAGATCTATCTTGAGGGAATCTATATTGATATTTTCAATACCCGAAAAGACCTGGTAGTTGTTGACGTTGGAGCGAATATCGGCTGTGTCACACAATACATGAGAGATCATGCAAAAGTAGTATACGCAATAGAACCCTCTACAGAGCACTATG